CGGCATAACCACTACGGCCACGACAAGGCAGGCTAGGATCACGCCGGCCGTGAAGCACAGTACCGCGCCGCCGATTGCCAGCGACCAAAACTCGCGAGGGTTTAGGGTGATGGTGGTCATTTGATCTTGTGCACAATGCGCGGCTGATTGTTGGCCACCATCTTCTCGCCGGGTTCAGCAAAGCTCGGCACGTCTGAAAAGAATGGCAGGCGGTCGGGGTGGTCAGGCGTCATGCGTTCGCGTGCGACCTGAGCAACGGTGGCTGCGTCTTTCTTCAAACCAAGCACAGCGGCTCGTTGGTACACCGCGCCAATGCTGCAATTGCAAAACCACGCAATGACGATGCACTCGACGTGCGGGTAGAGCTCGGTGACCAGCTCAATCTCCCACGGCTGCCACTGCTTTTTTGGTGTGATGAGGTTGCGTGAGATGGTCATGCAGCGCCCGTCTTCTCAACGCTTCCGGCCAAAACAATGTCAGGCGAACACATCACAATCTGAAATGTCTCGGCTTTAGGCTCCGCGCCGCCAATCACCTCGGCAAACATCTTTGCCATGTGCGTTGTGCGGTCGCACGGCCATGCGATGATCGAGTTCGATGGCGTTCTCAATGAACGCAATTCAACTAAACCATTCCAGTCAGAAACCTGCTGAAACAGACCGATGCTCTTGCCGTTTATTTCGACGTTGAACACCTTGATGGCTTCAAAAGTTGCTTTTAAGTTCATGCCGCAATCCCTTCAAGCTGCTCGCACAGCGCCTTGATGGCGTAGTTGGCTGCTTCGTGCAAATTCTCTGCGTTCACCTGGGCGACTTTGGGCGCGGGGATAACGGTGATAGACCCGCGCGCGGTGCGGCCGTAGATCTGAATGCCGGCCTTTGCCGCCGCCGCTTCGGTGCGCGTGGAGAAGGTAGTGGCGTCGGCACTCTTGCTATGCCAGCCGCGCTTTTCCGCATTGCGGAGCCCGACACAAAAGTACTTGTGCGAACGGGTATCAAAAATCACATACGGTCCACTATTGGTGCGCGACATGGGTTGCCTCCTTATCCGCACTGGCCGCATACGGCAGATACAGTTGCTGCACCGGCGGGATCGGCGCCAGCTCTTCGATGGTGACGAGCACACGCGCCACGCGAAAGCCCGGGTGGTCGTCATACGGCGGCTTGCGGGGGATGGAGAGCTCGGCTTCTGTCTTGGTGCCGTGCAGAGCGAGCGCGATGCCGGTGAAGTTATCGATGACGGCGTGCTGGACGGGTGAGATGAGTTTCATTGGGCATCTCCCGTGGTGGCCTTGGCGGGATAAAGACTGCGCGCATCACTCTCCAATGCCCGAAGTGTGGCGACAAACTCCAACAATTCCTGGCTGGCTTCGAGATGGAAGGTCAGGGGGTTTTTGCCGCTTGCGGGCACCGTGACGATATTTACCAGTTTCTCGACGCCGAGTCCCGCGCTCAAATCCTCGAACACGCGAAGCTGCTTTTCATTGAGTAGCTGCAATCGGTTAAGGGATTCAAACCGCCAAGCTAGTTCGGCTAGGGTGCCGCGAATCAGCGCCGTTTCGATCTGTGCAGTGATGCTGCTCATGCGGCCACCTGTGCAGGTGTGCGTTGACCGCCGATGCCGACGAGGTGCCAGCCCTCGGGCACGTTTGCGCGGCCACAAAAACAGGTGCGGCCAGCTCGCTCGATCATGACGACGTTCGCGGCGGCAGCGAGCTGCGCCACTTCCAGCATGGTGGCGTCGTCAGGGATTTGTATTGCAGCGGCCGGTGCGGCCGTGGTGCGGGTGTTGAAGCAGGACATATTGCCTCCGTAGGTGCCCGTGAGTGGGCGACGGAGGCAATTATCAAGAAACTTGTTTTAGTTTGTCAACAAGTTTCTTGTTTCACGTGAAACTAACAGGGCGCGTTAGTTTTGGACAGTGGTGAGTATTCCATTGTCAAAATAGAGATAACCGCGGCCATCTGAGTAAACCCACTGCTCACGTGTACCGCGCGCTGTAGAGGTGCGATTTATGTCGCTGGGCTTACCCCAGCTGCTTTCAATCACTTGTTGCTGGGTCATGCCGATCTTCACGCCTTCTCGTTTACGTCGCGCGAGGTCAGCTTTGCGGTCAAGTTCGGCTTTTATCTTGGCCTCCTTTGCTTGGATTTCAGCCAAGCGGCCCTTTGCCTCTGTGCGCAGTGCGATCATTTCCGGATCGCTCAGGTCGGCAAACATTGCACCGGCGCTGATGGCAGCTTCGTAGTCTTTTTTGGCAATTGCAGCAGCCATTTGTGATCGAGCTGAAGCGCGATCGTCCGCGGTCGCCTTGAGTCGCGCGGCGCGGTTTGCCTCAATTCTGGCTTGTGAAGCAGCGGCAGCGGCGGCTCTCTCTTTGGCCTGTGTGGCTGCGAGATGTTCGCCAACTTTGTTTGAGATAACCACCAGCGCGGCAATGACGATCAGTACGATAACAACTAGCTTGCGTTGTTTTGCAATCGTCATGCCGGCTTGGTAACCGGCGCGGCCCGGAGGCTCATTAGAGTCTGTCATACGCTTCCTGCTCGATGCACCACTTCGCCAATGATCTCAGCTTCCATGTAAGGGGTCAAAAAATCGTCTGGGTACATCATTTTGTCAGGGTTGTCAGAGACCACGCGAACTTTTCCATCAAGTTGCTTGTGCAAGCGTTTTACCTTCACACCGTCATCCGTCCGAAACGCAAAGACATGGCCGTTGATTAGCTTTCGTTGGCCTCGGTTGACCAGCAGCTGGTCGCCGTCGTGGATAGTTGGGTACATAGAATCGCCGTTAGCTTCAACGACAACACAAAGCATGGGGTTGAGATTTTTTCTCTGAAGCCAGTCGCGTCGATAAGCATGTTTTCCGTCAACCTCTTCGTGTTCATTTTGCGCGCCTCTGCCGGCAGAGGCTTGGGCTGCGTATTTGCGAATAAGTGCGTATTTGGAGTCGTAGTCACTGATCGGCTCTCGCGCCTCGACTAACGTCGCGCCAAATTGAATATAGGACGGCGAAATGTCTAAAGCGTGTGCGATTAGCTGAATGTCGGCCGCTTTGGGCGCGCTGGCGTCTCGCTCGTAGTTCCCAATGCGTGACTGACCCCAGCCGCACGCCTCCGCCAGCTGGTGCTGTTTCCACCCTTTAGCCTCGCGCGCCGCCTTAATCCGAGCGCCCACAGTTTCGCTTTTTTTCATCATTGGGTTTTTTATCAGGGTTCTTGGTGTTGACGTGCCAAGATTCTTGATGTTTAATAAACAAGATTCTTGATTTTTGAGGGCTTAATGGAAGCATTTGAACGCGCGTGCCAACTCGCGGATGGGGTAACTAAGCTGGCTGACGTCATGACCAAGCTCTCTGAGCAGGTTTTGGGCAAGCCAGAGCGGTTCTATCAATCTCGGGTTTCGAACTGGAAAAGCACGGGAGTGCCCGTCGACTACGTGATCCTCGTTTCAGCAGCGGTGGGCTATCAGGTAACACCGCACGAATTGGCGCGTGTTCAGTATCCGCACCCTTCCGACGGCCTTCCTGCCGAGCTTCGCGTACAGGCGGCCGAATGACAAACCCTAATAACGACGGGCTTCTCGAAGCAAAAACGCCTGAAAACGCCCGCCAAGCGGAGGGTTTATCCGACGCGCAACGCCACGTCGCGATGTGCGAAGCAGCTGTGCGTTCGGCTTGCGTTAGTCGCCCGGAACCCGCTCGAACGAAGTTGACAGTGCCTGAAGCAATACGAGCGAGTGTGTTTCTTCCGCTGGCAGCAGCTCTTTCAGCACGAGAAGCCGTTCGGTGGCGGCGTGCGCGATTTCTTGCTTCGTTACGACGCCTTTGGCTGCAAGCGCATTCGTTATCGCAAGCAGGCTCGCAGTCAAGTCTTGATAAAGGTGCCTGATGCGCGCGTCCGTGTCTTCCATTGGGGTTCCTTTCGTGTTCGTTGACGGTGTCGGAGCTTGATTCTGGCATGACTGCGAACCCCGCCTTCTCCTCCGCAGCTCCACGATTCTCCGCCGGCTTAGTACACCGCGCGGGGGGCTGCCTTGCCGGTGCGACGCCTGCACCGGTCTTTTCTTTGCAAGGACTCGTTACGCGGTCTATCCGTTGCGCGCGCAACGGTGCAGCTGTGCGGGCGAAAGGGCCTCCCTGATGGGGGAGGTAGGACATGGCGGCATGTGTTTGTGAGTGCATGCCGCCAGTTTCCTTTTTTTTGGCCAAAAACAACCACCCATAGACGCCCATAACTTTTATGGGTGACGAGAAAGGCAGATGTATGGAGCAGATTCCGGCGTTCTACGATGATCACTTTCAGGCGGTGCGAACTGCTATTGAAGGTGGGGTAGGGTACAAGCAAACCGCAATGCACATCTGGCCGGGCATGAAGCCTGAGAGTGCGTATGCGCGGTTGAAGAATTGTGTCAGCGGCACCAGCGACCAGAAGCTGGACATGGGCGAAGTGCTGGCGGTGTGCCAATTCAACGGCCGCTACGACCCGCTGTATTGGCTGTGTGATGAAACGATGCACGCCCGCCCCGTTCAGCGCAACGCCAAGGATGTCGCGAAAACGCTTGCCGCGTCGATTCAGGAATCGATCGAGACTCAAGGCAAACAAATGGCGCGGCTGGAATCGCTACTGGCGCAGAACCCGACGTTGTTGAAGCAGGTGGCGTGATGCAGATGCCGACCAGTGAGCCAACGGCGAATTCGACATCGGTAAAGCGAATTGTGCGTTTTGAGATAGGCATGCGGGTGGTGACACCGCTGGGGCATGTAGCGCGGGTGGAGTCGCTTGCCAGGGCCGACGGCAGCGATCTATTTAGCCGCGTCGAGATTCGCTATCTCGACGGCCCACAAGGGGATTCGCAAACCTCACGCGACCAAGTGTGTGTGAAGCTGCAAGGCAAGCTGCTACGGCCATACGACGGCCCGCCGGTGATGTGGCCTGATGAGAAAGCGGCCGCATTGCGTCGTGCAGAGCAGCTGCTTCAAGCGGCGAAAGATAAGCAGTAGTGAGGCGCGACCGCACCATCTTGCTGACGGTGTACAAGGCCTTCCATGCGGCGGCTTATCGCCCGTGGACGGCCAGCGACATTGCAGGAGCTGTGGCGCTCGATGTGGACCAGGTGCGCGCGGCCGTGAAGCGTTTGCTGCTGGCACCGGCATCGCTGGTGAAGGTGGGCGGCAACGCGAAGAGCGGGCTCCTGTATCAGTTTGTTGAGGGCTCGCCACCACCTGAAGATCATCGTGGCAAACACAAACAGCATGTGCGCCGTCGTGAGTGGGCGGAATCACGCAAGCAGCGGCAGAACCTCTCCCGTGCGCGGATGGCTAAGGCCGTTAAAGCACGCAAAGCGCGCATCGAGGCGGACCTGCCGAAGTGGGCAAGGGGCGTGAAGTGAAGCTGCCGGACCCTTTCAAGATGATTCCGCTCGTGGATTACCCGTGGAGCGGTCAAGTAGCACCGCCCGGCGGCTCAGACGCTTGGATCAAGTTGGATGCAAAGATTCGTGTGCACAACCTCGCGCGGAAGGTGGCCTTGATCGCCCACAAAGACGCGCGGCGACAGGTGGTAACAGATATGGCGGCACACCACCAGGCGGAGTTCATCGAGCACTTCAAGCGTTTGGTGGCTTGGTATTGGCGTAGGCAGCGGGCGCTGCAGCAGCATTCAAAAACAAGATAAGAAGACGGCTATGGACTCATTGAACAACGCGATCGCGCAGATGCGCGCGGCCGGAATGCCGGAGTTTCCGCCTGGTCATCCCCAAGTGGGGCTTGGTCGGATCACGCGTTATGGCCCGAAGAAAACGGCGTGGTATGTGTTGCACGAATTTCGCACGCGCTCTGGCCAGTTTGTCGTCGGCGGTGCTTACGGCTGCTGGGGCAAGATCGAATCGACCAAGATCGAGATCGATTGGGCCGGCATCTCGGCGGATGAGCGTGCAGAGGTGCAGCGTGCACAGCGCGCGGCCGAGGAGCGCGAGCAAGCGAAGCGATTAGAGCGATCGGGTAATGCCGCCAACCGCGCCGCGCAACAGTGGAAGGCGGCTGGCTTGGTGCCGTCGGATAATCCATACGTCGCGCGCAAGCAGGTGGTGCCCGAAGGTGCGCGTGCCTATACGGATGGCACGCTGCTGATACCAGTGTATCGATGGGATGATGACCTCGATGCTGCCCGCATTGCTGGCCTGCAGCAGATCCAGCCAGACGGCACGAAGCGCTTCACTAAGAACATGCGCATGGATGGCGGCTATTGCCGCCTTGGGCCTGTGCCGCAAGAGGAACAAACGCTAATTCTGTGCGAAGGGTGGGCGACGGGTTGTTCGATCCGCATGGCCACACAACGCAAGCATCCGGTGTTTGTTGCGTTTAACGCCGGCAACCTGGTGCCGGTGGCCATGTTGTTGCGGGCAAGGTATCCGAGCTCATGCATCGTCATTGCGGCCGACGATGATTGGAAGACGACGCGCCCAGACAATACCCCTTGGAATCCTGGCACCGACTATGCGAGCCGCGCTGCGATCGCGTGCGGCCTTGAGCATGCGCGGGTGGTGGTGCCTGTGTTTCCTGATGCCTCGACGCGTGACGATAAGTGGACAGACTTCAATGATCTGCACTTGCAGGTGTCGCTCGATGCCGCCGCAGAGCAGCTTAATGAGTCTTTGTCGCCAGACAATTTTGATCCGATGGGTAGCGCGCGCAAGCCTTCGGTGGGGTATGAAGGCCATGATGATGGCGATGTGGCTGCATTTGAAGCGGCGCTCGCTTCGATTCCTGATGCCGAAAATGGGCTCCAAACCCCTGTATTGCCTAACGGCAAAAACGAGGATGATCCGATTTGGGCTTGGAAGAAGGATCTGAAGAAAACGGACAAGGGTGCGACCAAGCCCGTAATGCACAACCTGATGCTGATCCTGAAGAATCACCGCGACTTGGTCGGCATGTTGGGCTTCGACCAGTACAGCGAGCTCATCATGAAAGTGTCGCCGCCGCCCTGGCACGACTACAAAGTGAAATTCCGTGTCAGCGAATGGACCGAGCTCGATGACTATCGTCTGAGGCACTGGCTCTCGACGCGGTATTTCGAGGCTAAAGAGAAGGACGTCATGCAGGCAGTGACGCTGGTGGCACGCGAGAAGCAGTTCCATCCGCTGATCGAGAAGATCGAGGCAACACCGTGGGATGGCGAACATCGGCTGCGGATGTGGCCAATCACGTATTTGGGGGCGTGCCAGGGGAAAGACTTTGAGAAGCTGTCCGTCGATGAACGCGACCGCATTGCAGCCTATACAGAACGCGCTGGTGTGATGTGGATGGTCGGTGCAATTGCGCGGGTTTATGTTGCGGCAGATCCCGCCACGCCAGTGGGTGCGCAAGTTGACACCATGCTGATTCTGGAAGGTGAGCAGGGCATCATGAAATCGTCAGCACTTCGCGTGCTGGGCGGCGAATGGTTCACCGATGAGCGCCTAGATTTCAACAACAAGGATTCGCTGATGGTGCTGCAGGGCCGTTGGATTGTTGAGATGGCTGAGCTCGAGGGAATGAACAAAGCCGAATCATCATCGATTAAGCAGTTCATTCCGAAACGGCAGGATCTGTTCAGGCTTCCATACGGCCGCATGCTGGTCAAGAAACCGCGCCGCTGCATCTTTGCCGGCACGGTGAACCATGACGCTTACCTGAAGGACGATAGCGGCAACCGGCGATTCTTGCCGATCTCGTGCACGAAGATTGATATCGAGGCCTTAAAGCGCGACGTCGACCAGCTGTGGGCGGAAGCGCTGCACATGTACCGGCACAAGGTGACATGGTGGATTGAAGAGAAGGACCGCAGGCTGTTCGCTGAGGAACAAGAGAAGCGGTACCAGGAGGACGCGTGGCAGGAGCCGATAGAGGGCTTTATCGGTAGCCGCACGACCACCAGCACTGCCGAGGTGATGGCAGAGGCGCTAAAGATCGATAGCGCACGCTGGGACAAGATGAGCCAGATGCGGGTCGGTGCGATTTTGCGGCGCATGGGTTTTAAGCGGGTGAAGATCGGCGACAAAAACAGTCGCTGTTGGGGTTACCGGCGGGAAGTCGATCCGTCAATTCAGGGTCCAGTGGTCAAAGGAGAGCAAGATGATGCGCCGTTTTAATCAGGTGTCCCACCTGTGTCCCACCTCCAAAAATGAGGTAGGTCACCGGAAAGCCGCGCCAATGCTAGCGGTGTCCTACCGTCCCACCCGTCCCACCTCTTCCTCACGTATGCGCGCACACACGCACGCGCACGCGCGCACGCACATGTGTGTGTGTATTTTAAGTAGGACAGGTAGGACGGTAGGACACCACAAGGAACGGCGCGGGGTTTCAGTGTCCTACCTGGTGTCCCACCTCAATAAGGTGGGACACCTTGGAGGTGAATCATGATTGATCGGATGGTGCGGCAAGAGATTGGTCGGCTCTTGGATAACTGGGCGCTGTGCAATGGACGGTTCAGCGGGGCACCAGTGACAAGCAACGGGGCTGGCTGGCAGCGTGTAGGTAGCGGTGCAGCGCGCGAACATGCCGCAGAAGTGCCAGTGCCGTACATCGTTGCCGATGCGCAGCGTGTGGATCGTGCACTCAAGCAGATGATGGAGCACGAGCGCGAGATATTGGTTGAGAGTTATTGTGTCGCTGGTACACAGGAAAGCAATGCGAAGGTGCGCAAGATGGCACTGCGGACCTATCAGCGTTGGCTTGCCAAGGCGGAACAAACATTCTGGGATACGTATCGGTACAAGTCGCTGGTCCTCTCACCGGTGCCGCCTGCATCTGTGCCCATTGCCGCGCCTGCTGAAACACCCACGAAGCCACCAAAGCTGCGTAGAAAACGCGCGTCTATCCTACCCGCAGCTCAAGCACTGGCGCGGCCTTTGCGGTAGATGAAGAAAAACTAACTGAAAGTGGCGGACGTGATGTTAAATGTCGCTAAGTTGTTAGAACTACGCCAGCAACACCGGCAGACGCAAACGCGCTGTCGGTGTTTTTACGACCAAAGCCTAAACTATGCCAGCGACGAAAAGCCCGTATGGTTATCGGTGGCAAAAGGTGCGCTTGGGTCACCTGCGAAACCATCCGCTTTGCGTGATGTGTACCCAACAAGGCAAGTCAATCGCCGCAACCGTAGTCGATCACGTCGTGCCGCATCGTGGCGACATGGCTTTGTTCTGGGATCCAAAGAATCGCCAGTCCTTGTGCGAGCCATGCCACAACCGGCACAAGCAACGCTTGGAGAAAAGCGGCACAGTTTCCGGCTGCGATCTCGATGGACTGCCGATCGACCCAACTCATCCTTGGCACCCGCTCAATCAAGGGGTGGGGGCGGGTAAAAAGTCACAGGCTGGCGGACTCTAGACCGCTTGCCCAACTTCGCGTGCATAAGCGGGAGTTATAGCAGGGGGGTATCCCCCCAGTCAGGAATCGAAAATGAAGCGAGGTCCAGCGCCGCTGCCGGCGAATGTGCACATGCTGAATGGCAACCCGTCGAAAAAATCGAGCGCCGAGCTGCGCAACGAATTAAAGCCGGATGTTGTGTTGCCTGATCCGCCCGAGCACTTGGCCGATCTGGCGAAAGCCGAGTGGAACCGCCTTGGCGCCGAGCTGATCCGCCTAGGCTTGATTTCACAACTAGACCGCGCGGCGTTTGCTGTGTATTGCCAAGCCTATGCGAGGTGGGCTGCCGCTGAAACGAAACTCAAAGTGGCCGGCGAAGATGCCCTGGTTGAGACGACGCCTTCAGGCTATCGCCAGATGAGTGTTTTGCTGCAGATCAGCAACCGCGCTGCCGATCAGATGCACAAATTTATGTGTGAGTTTGGAATGACGCCAAGCGCGCGGACGCGCTTCACCACGCTCTCAGCTCAGTTGCCTCTATTCCCCGATGCAAACAACACAAACCCCGGAGCGCCACAAGCGCCGGACGCCGCGTCCCGCCACTTCGCCGGTTAAACCAAAGCGAAAGGCTGCGCCTGACCGCGCGACCGCATATGCGCGCGCCGTTGTTGCAAAAAAAGTTGTGGCCGGTCCGCACGTTCGTGATGCGTGTGCACGGCATCTGCGAGATTTGAAGGAAGGCAGCAAACGCGGGCTGGTGTGGGATAAAGCCGCCGCCGAGCTGGCGATTGATTTTTATCCTGACGTGCTGCGGCTCAATGGCGGCAAGTTCGAAGGCAAGCCGTTCGACTTAAAGCCGTGGCAACACTTCATCGTTGGCAGTTTGTACGGCTGGAAGACAACCACTGGCACTCGCCGCTTCCGGATGGTGTACGCCGAAACCGCTAAGGGCTCTGGCAAATCGCCGCTCGCCGCCGGCGTGGGTATCAAGGGATTAGTCGCCGACGGTGAGCAGCGTGCGGAGATCTACAGCGCCGCAACAAAGAAAGACCAAGCCGCGATTTTGTTTCGCGACGCGATCGCGATGTACCACTACTCGCCAGAGCTCAAAACACGCTGCCACGTTAGCGGTGCCGCCGGCAAAGAATGGAACCTGGCATACAACGCCACGATGTCATTCTTTCGGCCGATCAGTTCTGACGATGGCCAGTCTGGTCCGCGCCCGCATGTTGGCTTGATCGATGAGTTGCACGAGCATCGTGATGGCAACGTGATCGAGATGATGCGCGCCGGCGTGAAGTCTCGCGAGCAACCGATCATCTTCATGATCACGAACGCAGGCAGCGGGCAGACAAGTGTGTGCTGGAGCTATCACGAGTACGCATGCCGGGTGGCCAGCGGTGCGTTGGAAGATGACAGCTTTTTCGCCTACGTGTGCGCGCTGGATGAAAAAGACGATCCGTTTGCCGACGAATCGTGCTGGGTGAAAGTGAACCCAAGCCTGCCAGAGTTACCAGGCATGCAATACCTGCGCGAACAGGTAACGCAGGCGCGCGGCATGCCCGCAAAAGAAGCACTCGTGAAGCGCCTCAATTTTTGTGTATGGACTGAAGCCGAGAATCCTTGGCTCTCACCGCACATTTGGCGCTCAGCGAAACAAGCCATCAGCTTTGAGCAGCTGAAAGGGCGGCGCGTATATGCCGGTCTCGATCTATCGAGCACCACCGACTTGACCGCGTTGGCGCTGATGTTTGAGCCGCGTAACGATCAAGAGCGATGGGCGCTCAAGACCATGTTTTGGCTGCCGTCGGAAGGGCTGCTGGATAAGGCTGACAAAGACCGCGTGCCGTATTTAGCCTGGCGGGACGCAGGCTGGTTACAAGCGTTGCCGGGCAGGGCGATCAACAAAAAGTCTGTCATACAGTACCTCGCGCAGATCACCGCGTCGTTTGAATTGGTCGGCGTCGCATACGACCGTTGGCGCATTGAAGACCTACAAATGCTGTTAGCGGAAGATGGCCTCACCCTGCCGCTGGTCGCGTTTGGTCAGGGCTACAAAGACATGGCGCCGGCGATTGATGAATTCGAAAGAAAGCTGCTGAACAACCAGATCGAGCACGACGGCAACCCCGTGATGACCTGGTGCGCTGCCAACGCGGTGGTGATCGAAGACCCCGCCGGCAATCGCAAGCTAGATAAAGCGAAAGCCACCGGCCGCATCGATGGCGCGGTTGCTGCAGTGATGGCCGTGGGTTTGGCGCAAACCACGAAACCCAAGATCAACATTGATGCGTTTCTCAATGAACCGGTATCCACTTGATGGCAAATTTCTTCACATCACTGCTGAGCTACTTCAGGCTGGGTACCGGCGGGCTCACGACCGGGAGAGGCCTGCAGATCGGCGCGCCTAGCAGCCCGATCGCGCCTAACCTCATTCCGGTCACCAGTGATCGTGCGCTGCAGCTCGACACCATCTGGGCATGTATTGATCGCCGCGCCACCACCATCGCCAGCCTACCGTTTTTTGTGTATAGCGCGAACGGTGGCACCAAGAGCCTCGCCCGCACCACGCGGCTGTATCAGCTGCTGCACGATTCACCGAATTCACGCATGACCCCGTTCGAGTTTTGGCGCGCGATGATTCTCTGGCACGATCTGCGCGGCGTCTCGTATGCACGCATCGACCGTGATGCCAAAGGTGAAGCCGTTGCATTGTGGCCAATGCCCAGTGACCAGGTGCAGGCGCATGTGCAGCCAGATGGCGCGATTGTCTACGCCTACCGTGTGGATGAAAACGTCGCCGCATTTGCTGAGCAAAACGTGCTGGTGCTCAAGAATCTGGGCAACGGCACCACGGCGCTGGATAAGCTGGAATTCATGCGCGCCTCAATCGCCGAGGCCGCCTATGGCCAGCAAGCCGCCGTCACCACGTTTGCCAACGGTGGCAAATCCACCGGCATCTTGATGCTGGATCAAGTGCTAACCGATGAGCAGCGGGTGCGGCTGAAGCAAAACTTTGCAGACCTCGCCGAAGGCAGCACCGCAAAGCTCAAAGTGCTCGAAGCGGGCATGAAGTACGAGTCGATCAGCATCACGCCCGAACAGCAGCAGCTGCTCGAATCGCGCAAGCACTCAGTGGAGCAGATCTGCCGGTGGTACGACGTGCCGCCCGTGCTCGTGCACCACAGCAACGTCACCGCGTGGGGCAGCGGGATCGAGCAGATCATCGATGGCTTCTACAAATTCAGCATTCGCCCGATGCTCGTGAATATCGAGCAAGCCGTGCGCAAACGCGTGCTCACACCAACACAGCGCGCCACGCTGCACGCGGAGTGGCATTTTGATGCGCTGCTACGGGGCAGCCTCCCCCAGCGCATGGATGGTTACGCAAAGGCCGTTCAAAACGGTCTGCGCACCCGCAACGAATGTCGCCAGCTCGAAAACGATCCACCGTTACCCGGCGGCGACGAGCTCACCGCGCAATCCAACCTGGTGCCATTAACGCTACTAGGCAAAGTCAAACTTAACACCGGAGGCAGCGATGCTACTTCGCAAAACAATCTCGCTCAATGATGTGCAACTGAAGGTCGACGGCGCCAAAGGCACCTTTGCCGGTTACGCCAGCGTCTTTGGTGGCGTCGATAGCTATGGCGACACCATCATCAAGGGTGCATTCGAATCCACCCTGCGCAGCAACGGCAAGCCCAAGATGTTTTATGACCACAGCTGGGACATGCCGATCGGCAAGTGGACCGTCGCGAAGGAAGACGATCACGGCCTGTTTGTTGAAGGCGAATTCACGCCAAACCTGTCGCGCGCCAGCGATGTGCGCGCCGCCATGCAGCACGGCACCATTGACGGCCTCTCGATCGGCGGCTTTCTGAAGAAGGGCGACTACGACGAAACCGAAGACGGCCACCGCGTCATTCGCCGCTGGGCCAACCTGGTGGAAGTCTCGCCGGTTGTATTTCCGGCAGACGCCGCTGCGCGTGTAGAAGCCGGCAGCGTCAAGTTTCAAACATTTTCGGAAGAGATCGTCGCAGAAATTGCCGAGATCGATACCGTCAGAGAGTACGAGCGATTCCTGCGGGATGTAGGTGGTCTCTCGAAAGGGGCAGTACAGGCGCTCACTGCCCGCGCAAAAGACGTCTTTGCCAAGCGGGACGCTGGGCAGGAACCTGATGCAGAACTAAAAGCGCTGGCAGATCGTATCGCCCGCCTCGCCGCATAGCGGAACTCTAACCAAACACCATCCCATCATTTAGGAGTCACAATGAAATCCAAGAATCTCAGTATCACCATCGCCTGCCTGGCGTTGACCGCCATCGTTGCCGTCGGCTTTCAGTCCGCCGGCGTGAATGTTCTCGACGTCGCCAAACACGTCTTGATGCAGCCGGAAATTGTCGGCCTGTCCTTGCTTGCTGGTATGGGCAACATCGAGCTCATCCAAAAGTCGCTTGACCAAATCGAAAGCAAGATGGCCAAGTACGACGAAAAAGCCTCAAACGAAATCGCCGCCATTGGCAAAATCTCGACCGAAACCAAAAACGCCATTGACACTCTGGGTACGGAGCAGCGCACCCTGGCTGATCGCCTCTTGGCCATCGAGCAAAAATCCAGCGCGCCCGGTGAAGAAAAGCAGAAAGACGAATCGGTTGGTGCCCAGTTCGTGAAGTCGGCAGACTACCAAGCCTTCCAAAAGGCAGGCGGCCGCGGCAAAGTGGCAATGGAAGTCAAAAACACCATCACCAACGCCATCGGCAACACCTTCAGCGACCGCAAGCCATCCGTTGTTGGCGGTGCCTTCCGCGCGCTCACCTTGGAGCAGCTGCTCACCACGCTGCCAACCAGCAGCAACGCAGTGGATTATGTTCGTGAGGCCACCTTCACCAACGCCGCAGCGGAAGCAACTGAAGGCGCCGTCAAGGCAGAAAGCGCCGTCACCACCACGCTGGTGACTGAGCCGGTCGCGACGATCGCCCACTGGTTGAAGATCTCCAAGCAGCTCGCGCAAGACAACCCAGCTCTGGCGGCGTACATCAACTTCCGGTTGATCTACGGTTGCAATCTGCGTGTTGAAAACCAGATCATCAACGGCAACGGCACCGCACCGAACATTTCCGGCTTCACCAAATCCGGCAACTTCACCGCGCACGGTTACACCACCGCCTCACTCACGGCATTGGGCCTCTCGGCAACCAATCGTTTTGACCTGATTGGCAAAATCATCGGCGACTGCGCCTTGGCAGATTTCCCGGCAGATGTCATTGTGTTGAATCCAGGCGATTTCTGGACCATGCGTTTGGCAAAAGACACCACCGGTCGTTACATCTTGGGTGATCCTGGCATGGATATCGCAGCCTCGTTGTTCGGCCTGCCGGTGGTGGCATCCAATGCCGTGACAGCGGATAACGTGATGGTGGCCAACCTGGCACAAGCCGCCACGTTCTACAAGCGTGACGAAGTGGTGGTCGAGCTGTCCGATTCCGATACCGACAACTTCCAGCGCAACCTCATCACCGTGCGTGCAGAGCGTCGCGCCATGTTGGCGGTCGAGCGTCCAGCCGCAGTCCGTTACGGCGATCTCACACCAGCTTAATTCCGGAAAGACTGCAGCAAAAAGAAACGGGAGTGCACACAAATGCACTCCCGTTTTTTATCCCCCAAGGAGAAACCATGTCACAACGCGAAATCAAGTTCAGAACCACCGGTTGCAACGCCGTTTTTGGCAATTTCAGCAGCGGCGATGTTGCGCGTGTATCAGCAGAACTGGCAAAGCACTTTGTTGAAGAAGTCGGCTGTGCGGAGTACGTGGGTGACAAAAGCGACAACACCACGGATGCAGCAAAGCCAAAAGCCACCCGCAAAAAGAAGTAAGGCGGTAACCAAAACGCAACCGACCAGAGGAAATCATGCCACCAATTCAATTATCCACAGCAGTCGTAAACGCCGCACTTGATTCAATCGAAACCACCATCGGCGCGTCGGCGATGCTGCGTATGTTTAGCGGTTCCATCCCGGCAGACTGTGCGGCGGCGGATTCCGGCACAAAGCTGGTCGAGATGATCTTGCCGTCTGACTTTTACGCCAACGCCTCAGCACGATCAAAAGCGCTCAGTGGCTCGTGGGCATCAACCGGCTTGGCCGGAGCAGCCGCAGGTACGGCTATCGGCTACTACCGCATCTATAACAACGCTGGGTCCACGTGCCACGAACAAGGCACTGTCACGGCCACTGGGGGCGGTGGCGACATGACGGTAAACAACGTCAACATTGCCGACGGTCAGGCAATCAGCATCACCAGCAAAACCCTCAACGGCGGCAACGCTTAACGGCTAGCAGTGACGGAAAAACGCCAAGAGACTGACCATGACAACCTTAGCTGAAAAAATAAGTGAACTACCCGCCGAGATGCCGGATTGGCGAGTCGCCGATGTTCTCAATACGCCAGATGCGGCACTGCCAATCGTCTGGCAGAGTGTTTCAGCGCATTCGGCCCGTGCCGTGCTGTTGGCCACATTTGAGTGGCCTAAACTAAAAGCAGCACGCACGAATGCCGCGCTCTCCGATGAGGCTCGCGTTGTGGCGGATACCATGTATGACGCGTTGACGATGCAGAAGTCGGTTGATCTTGGCAATGAGCACTACCGAACCGTTGTACAAAACGGTTTGACGGCTCTAGTGGCAGCAGGGGTGTTTACACAGTCCGCCGTTGATGCGCTGATGGTACTAGGCCAGCGGCATCCCTCGTGGGCGGAAGCTAATAATATTGACGTGACGGCGCGCAGTGTCGGCATCGCTCGCGGCGGGAGGGCTTAATCATGGCAGTAGCAAAATGGGCAGCGCCGTCCGCCCGGTCGTCGAACCTCGCCGGCACCACCCTGAACTCGCTGGCAAACGCTGGCGAGTCAGCCGTCGTCACCTACGACAACTCAACCAACCGCGATCTCTACGGATCGGTCACGATCAAGCTGGGCAGCATTACGCCTGCTACTGGTGGATCGATCACGCTGCGTGTGACGCTCAATGACGGCACGGACACGGCTGATCGCATTGGTGGGGATTTGTATGTCGTCCCACTGACCAGCGGCGCATCGGCAAAGGTGGCGGTCATCAACATGGTGCGGCTGTACCCGTATTCCATGCGATTGAGCGTGGTCAATAACGCAGGCGTGGCGTTTGCCTCATCCGGCAACGAAATTTACGTGCGTCCTTGGAATGAGGATATTGCGTAATGCCGCGCGGGGTTAACCAATACGATGAGGCACAGTTGCAGGGGCTGTTGTGGACGCCTGACTTGGTGCGGCCTGCGCTGTGGCTGGATGCTGCTGATGCTTCTACAGTTTCAGTAGCAACAGGCGTGAGCGAGTGGCGCGACAAAAGCGGCAACGGGCGGCATTTTACGCAGACAACCACGGCCAACCAGCCAGCGTATAACCAGAACGGCATTAACGGTCTGAGCAGCATCTCGTTCGACGGCACCGCCAAAGCGCTACGAAGAACACCCGAGGCTTGGGC